GTCTGTGCCATTATGATAAATTTGTAAATCCGAACCTGAGCCAGCTATAAATTTATTATTGTCATCTAGAAAAACATGACCACTTGCTTTTACACCTGTCGATAGTGTTTCAAATTTTTTAACATTATCATAATATAACTCTACGGCTCCATCATCAATAAATTTAGCAAAAGTTTCGCCTGCATTATTGCTAGTCAAATGAATAGTATTATCACTCTGCAAATATAAAGCTCCAGTTGTACTTGTTATTTTCAAATATCCATCACTTGAAGAAATAACACTATTTCCATCGTGATAAAGCTCCAGATCATCACCTGTACCTAAACGAATTTTTACATCATCATTAAAGTCAACATTTCCAGTGAAAGTCGCTCCAGTAAGTGCAGCTAATCCTAAATTTACAGATCCAATACCACCAACAGCCGAAACATTTACAAACCCATCATTTGCTGCATTTCTAATTTTTAAGGTGTTATCTCCTGTATCTGCATAAAATTGATAGGCATACGTTGTACTAGGATCTGATGCACCAGAATTATTAGAATTTATTGCAGCAAGAGCATTATTAATGTCTGTTCTTACGGCATTTCCCGTTCCATTATCAATTACTCCATCATGTTGTGCCATTTAGCTCACCGTTAATCTATAGCCGTAAAACCAGGTTTCAGCCGTAACTGTATTTTGGTTGTTGCCTTCATTGTGTTCAACATATTGTGCCACAGTATCTCCAACTGATAAATCTAGTATAAGTTGAGCATGAACTGATGTAAACACATCAGCCGCAGAACAATAAGCCCTTGAAACCTTCCCATATGCCGTAAGCTGTGCATCATTTACATAAAAGGACATTTGTATGGCATCACCATCTTGCAAGTCATCAATGCACACCTGACCGCCAATAACGTACTTTCCAGCCTTGGCTGTTGGTACTGTAAATTTATAAGTTGAAGTATTGTATGCACTATCTGTATCTAAAATTTCTGTATTGTTACTGACAATAGTAAAAGTAGTATTAGCTATTGCTTGTGCTGCACTTGGCCTGACTGCAAAAGCTGGTTTATTTATACCAAAATTTGTATCTATATAGCCTAACTGTACAAATGCGTTATTAGCACCATTTCTTATGGATAAGATATCGCTATCAGAATTAATTGATGGCTGATAAGCAGTTGTAATTGATGGATTACCAGAACCAGAATTTAATGAGTTTATCGCAGCAAAACACTGATTTATTTTTGTTCTAAAAACAGATCCAACATTATTATCGACTGTAAAGCCACTTCCTCCTGTATCGTCAACTCTTGCCATTAGGTTTTATTTAATAATTTAAGTTTACAGTAAAAAAGAAGATATGCCTATGATGTATCACCTTTTCCGAAACCTGTAGCAGTAAATGTAAAAAGTACTGATGTAACTGAATCACTACTATCAATAAATCTTAAAGTAAAACCTGTTTCAGTCACTTGTACTGGTTGATAATAAACTGTATTTGCTCTTGAACTAGCTCTAGGGAAAATATTAACTGTAGGTGGTGTTTTAAATCGTTTAGAAAATACTACATTAACGCCAGTTGAACCGCTTGCAATATAACCTTCAGAATCAGGGGTAACAGTATTACCACTTACAATTTCAGTTATAGTTGCATCCCTCTGTGTTTCTGTTCTAGGTGCAAGTGATCCTGTAGCTCTTAATGTACTTATCTTAATATTTTCATCTGGCTTTGTTGAAGTAAATACAGCCCTAAATTTATATCCACGACCTTTGAAAGTAGCATTACTAAACTTTTCAAATGCAGTAAATGTAGGACTGCCAGAACTAGGGTCATCATCAGTAGTGGCAACAAATAAATCAACTTTTGGTTCGTCTACCTTTGTACCATCAATATCAGAAAATGTATCAATATTATTTCTTGTATCTATATTTGTATTTTGTAAAAATGTAGTTGCTGCAATATTTTTTATAAAATGTGTAGGCATTTTATTATTTGCACCAAGATCTCCAGTAGTTGTAAATTCATAAGTTGCAGTTGTGGCAACATTACCAATCTGATCTAGATTTGGTGTTAACGTATCAAAATCTGTTATCTCATCAAATATTCCATCACCTACTAAAGTCATTTCTAAACCATTTCCATCTGGGGAAATTGTACAGCCTGTTTTTGTACCGCCAAAACTAGCTCCATCTTCATTTATATTTGTGATTGCATCTTCATCTTCTGCTTCTGAATCATCTAAATTGAATTGAACTGTTTGTTCACCATCAGAAAAAGTATCTTTTACATCTCTAGCTCTTACAACATAAGTTCCAGCTAATTTCGGAACTACGGCATCTGTAGACGTACCAGGTATGGCTTCAATTATTGGGGTTGAGTTTTGAAAATTACCACCACTTGTAAGGTTTGTATGTTTTATATAAATTCGACCTCCATTTACAACAGTGGCATCTTCTGATTTATTCCAAGCTAATTTTACAAAGTTTTTATCTATTGGTTCTACTGTTAAACCAGTTAAATCATCTGGTGGCGTTTGTTTACCTAATACCGCTACTGAAATAAACGAGCCAGTGCCTGATTTTTCTCCATCTCCTTTCATAGTAAAAACTTCAATTTCATATACATCACCTGGATCACTTTCGGCTGTCGTTTGTTCAGCATCAAAAATTTGAAAACTTGTTGCTTGAGTCATCACTTCTACCTCGTCAGCAGAAGGTGAACTGTATTGAATAATATATCCAGAAGCACCTAACACAGGTTGCCATTGAATATCTAATTTATTTTTTAAAACTCCATTTTCTACATAATGTATTTCTTGAACCTCTAAGCCTTTTGGAGATGGTAAAGGATCATTTAAAATAGTTATTTTTTGTTGGGGTATCTCATTAATTATTCCCTCTACAAAATCATATTTTGCGGAGTTATAAGTTATAGCTGAAATTGCATAAGAATTGTCTGAGTTTTCGGTAACTGAAATTACTCTGAAAGACTGATTTTGAAGGGTTGTATTTTCTATTGTGAATACGCTATTAGGATTAGGTGCTGTATTTACATCGTTACCATTTGCATCTTTTATTGTAAAGTGCTCATTTGAAGCAAGTGTTATTGTTGACCCAGAAACTCCTGATGAAGAATCTATATTTTTTGTTGATACAGTTCCGTCAGGCATTACAACACTTATCGTTGCACTATTGATTTGAGGTAAATCAGTCGATTCTGTATTGTCTACAACAACAGTGTTACTTGTTGCAGAAACAATTCTTCCACCTCTTCTCAATCCAGCTTTTAATGGATCTTGAATTTCAATTAATGAACCTACCCTTACAATTACACCAGCTTCTAATGTCGTTGTAAAATTTACTGTCTGCGTAGCTCGCTGTTCATCAAATAAAAGCATCCTTGCTGCTCTTATTGCCTGACCTCTAGAAGTACAACCAAAAGCAGCAGTTCTTTCATGTATCTCTCCTAATGATTCTTTAGCTGTTGTATCAGCAGAAGAACCAAACAGATCTTGTAAATCTACCGTTTCAACATCATTTTTCAAAGTAGCTGTATTGAAATAAGTTACTGTAACTCTTGTAGCTCTTTCTCTTAGATCTGTTCCTATGTATGTAAATCCTGCTGGTGTTACATTGCTTAAATTAAAAATATAATCAGGCGTTGTTTTTGGACTATCTTGGTTAAGTTTTACAGTTCCTTCACCATAAAAAGGAATACCTCTAAATACAGAACAAATATCTTTTATAACTTTATAAGCATCTTCTCTTGTATTTAAAGTTGTATTCAAACTAAATCTAGGTTCTTTTTCCCCACCAACTATCAGATTTTCAACTAAAGTTGCACAATATTCTGATGCATTAAAAAAAGAATATTGATCCAACTGTGATTCAGAAATATAATCACCTAATCCCATAGTACTGTTTGTTAACAACTCAAAAAGTATCCACGCTGGATCGCTGGTCCATACTTTTGTAGTAGTTAATTGACCATTAAAAATATAACCACTTGGATAGACTATCCTGCCTGTTTCATTATCAACGGTAGGAGACCCAGTATTATCTGCTCCTGCTCCTGGTATTCTTACTTTAATACCTCTAACCTTGTAAATTCTTTTTGGTAATCCTTGAAATTGCGAAGAGTCAAATTTAAACGAAGTATGAGCAAATTTTGGATATGTTTGTACTTCATTAACTATTGTACTCATCGCTAAAAATTTAATTATATTCTTATTTTTTCCTCCTGTTGCTGGATTCTCACTCATTCTTGTTACTTTTATTGAAACAGGAAAATTATATGAAGGGGGTATTTCTATAATATGATCTCTAGTAAATTTTTTTGTTGTTTTTCCTATAATAAATAGTTGGTCAAAATTCTTTTTTTGCTTACCTGGTTTTTTAACGTACTGCTTATCTTCAACAAGAGTTTCAGTACCATCGTTTTGGACTATTCTTATTCTATATTTCACTTTTGTTGACTTATTATTCCCTTTGAAAAAAGCATCAGCACCAATAGTAATTCTTACAGCATCTATAGGATTATTAGGATCATGCGGAACTTGAATTGATACACCGACATTTGGATTTGCATTTTCAATTACTGACCCAAAAAGAACATTATTTACGGGGGTTTCTGCACCTATTTGCATAGGTATTGTAGTCTGTCCTTTTCTAGTTACGGAAACAGTATTAGTACCAGTAATAGTCGCAGAATTACTTGCTTCAACGGTAAATTGGTTTGTTAAATTAGAAGTTTTAACAACAAACGTTCCATCGACACCAGCTCCAGAAGTAAAGTCTATAACTAATGTGTCTCCGACATCAAAACCATGATCTGTGATGGTGATAGTAACAGTCTTTCCTGCCTGTGTATAATTTCCAGTTTTTGTGACATCTTGGTCAGTATTACCCTCTCTAAAATCAAAACCTAAACCTTGATAATTAAAATCACTATCTTGCAAATCAATTAATCCGTCTGCGTCTGTAACTGACAAATCCGCAGTAGGTTTTAATATCGGTGTGTTATCAAAAAATATATCCTTAAGACAAGCTAAATTGTAATTATATGTTCCTTTTGCAAACCCAGTATCATTAGCACTTTTAAATCCTTCAATCTCACCTTCAGAAATTAAATCAATAAAACTAGCAAATTGAACTGTTGTTAAAAATTGACTACTCTTTTTCTTTAACTTTTTTGGTATTTTAAATTCACTGTTAAATCCAGACTGTTCCATAATAAATTAACTATCCTTTCCTTTTCCAGTAAGCTGTGCAGTATCTAATGCTGCTGAAATTACGATAGATCCTGTATAAGCTTCTCCAAGACAAATTGGAACGGCAACACCAGCATTTATAGTATTAGATATTCCATTAAATGATGCGTTAAAACTTTTGTCCTTTGCAGCAGCAGAAGAATTAGATGTATCTGTAGGTTTAGGTTGAGGATTTAAAAAATTCTGTACTTGATTGTCTAAATATGATAAGGCATAAGATGTTGCTATATCAGTAATAGCTTGTCCAAAATTAAATCCTTGGTTACTAGGGGATACACTGGAAGGAGAAGGAGAACTACCAACAGAATATGTATAACTAAAATCCATTTGTGAAGGTGTATAACTATAGTTTATTTCATATTGATTACCGTAAGATGAATATTCTTCAAAAGAACTACCGCCAATGGGTGTATCAAAGCTAAAACTGGAACTTGAACCTGTCGCAATAGGAATTAATCGTAAAATTTTATTTCCGATAGGATTTTCCATTTGTATATTATTTATGTATTTATCATTTACTTTTATTGCATAGGTCATTCTTAGTATTTTTTCTGATACTTGTGGATAATTGACACTTAAAAAACTAAAAACCTGTTTTGCACTATTCAATTTAGCTTCAAATTGTTTTCTACCTAATAATTTTCTTAATTTCCCATAAATAATTATTTTTGTGAGCATTTTTTTAACTCCTTTGGATTAAAAATTTTATAATTTTTATCTTCTACACTAACTATATAATACGGATAATCTAGCTGAATACAATTATTTTTATCATTTTGACTCAACTCTGCCGAACCAGTTGGATGACTATGGACAATACCAATAACTTCAGCCTTATCTTCTATTTCTATCCAATCATCTATAGAAATTTTAAAATTGTTCCTTTTATCTTTTGCTACATTTTTACATTTAAAAAATTTTACTTGTTTTTCAACAGAAGCTAATAATCCACAAGATTCTTCTGGCATACAATTTATTGCATAATCTATAATTTCTTTCTGCCAAGTCATTAAACATAACCTCCAATACCAGGAAATTCTTTTTTTGTAGCTATTCTTTTTGGTAATTTTACATTTGCTAAATCTAATGTGCTAATTAACTCATAAGATACAAGTTGTCTAGTTTCAAAAAGTTTCTTACTTAAAACAAATATCTCTCTCGGCAACTCCTGTGTAGAGTCACCAAGCCCATTTGTAGAAAAAGGATTAATATTATTTGGAAAGTTTTCTTCATCTATAAACTCTAAAAGCGTTCTAATTCTTGTAAATTTTGCACCAACAAGATCGTTACCTATATTAAAAGCATTTACCGTAGAAATTAAAGCAGTAAATAAATTCAAAGCATTACTTATCTGAAATTGTGGTCTTGGTAAAGCTCCTGCTCCAATAAACGTAAATCCACTGGCTTCAACAGGGTATCTTAAATAATCTTTATTAGCCCACTTTACTTTGCCATTAGTGTTTAAAGACGTTCCACTATGGAAATAGTAAATGCCAGAAGAATCCTCTGAATTAGGTGGGTTACCTGTTGCAAAATGAATGTTTTCAAGTAGTTCTAATTGAAATAATTCAATCACAGTATCAGGATGTTTGGATTGAAGCTCTGATATTGGTATTGGCATTAAGGTTCAAATACTTGTCTGAAACTTGTACGAATAGTTGCTCTATTATTATACGGAATTGTTTTACTCCATGATTCGCAAACATATTTTCCTTGTCCAGATTTAACGATTGTAACTGCTGCGTTGTCTCCTGAAGTCACATCAGAACCCGAAGAATCAACAGTCAGTGTAAATTGAGTATCACTTGTGTCATTTTTAACTGTATAAGAACCAGTAGCAGGATTGTTACTGGTAAAAGTTCCTGTAATGACATCACCGATTGCTAAACCGTGACCGCCTGAAATCGTAACAGTTACATTACTACCAGTTTTAGTGTATGTTCCTGTTTTATTGATGCCCTCCCCTGGAGGTGTAAAATCAAAGCTGGAATTATCAAAACATCTACTTTCTAAAAATGCTTCTATAATATCAGCTTCTGTTTCAGAAACATTAAATTCTAGCTCATATAGCTTTGGAGATTGATTCAATCCAAAGGTGGTACGATGCTCATAACCATCTCCCAATCGAACTATTACTTGTCTCGGTCTAGTTCTTTTACGAAATGAGTAAGTTGGTGTGATTGAAGGGAAAGTAGCCATTATGCAAGGAGTCCTCCTGATCTTTGTTGTCTGCGTATTTCAGCTTGCACAGCAACGCCTATTTCTTCTCCTAATCGCCTTGCGTTAGAATTTCCTCCAGACATTTCTGATCTACCTGTACTGAGATTAACATTAACTACTACATTATTTGTTGATCCTTTTAAAGCACTATTTGATGTAACTTTTCCCGATACACTTGGTGTAAATAATTCTGGTCCTTTTTCTCCGACCATATATGATTTTCCTGCCATTGCGGGTCCGCCATTAGCAAGAAATCCACCAAACAAATTACCGAATATACCTTTACCTTTATTAAGATCTCCCTGTATATTTCCAAATAAAGCCCTATTGAAAAAAGCAGTAGATATTTTATTAATAACATTACTCAGTAAATCACTTAAAGTAGATGTGCCACGGATCATGCCCTGTATTCCCTGAGACAAGTCGGTTGCTATTGTCTGAGCCATTCGTTCAAATGCTGCTGCTGTTTCGTCAGCTAACTGTCTCTCTTTTTGTAAATTTTGTAAATGTTTAAGTTTGTTGCGTATTTCAGCTTCGTCTTTTATTTCACCATCTTGTTTCATTTGCATTATTTGTTTTTCTATTTCAAATTCATCTGAAGTCAATCCAAAACTTTTTTCGAGTAATACTATTTCATCGGTTATATTTTTTACCCTTTGTTTCTGTATATCTGCTAATAGTTTTTCAACAGCAGCCTCTTCATTATTTTTATTAACTGTCCTTTGTCTTTCAAAAATAGCATCTCTAGCTTGATTAGCACTGGTTATTCCTGGAAACTCTGCTAATAACGCTTTTTCTTCTTCGCTTCTAAAGAAAGGAGCCTTCATCAGAAGGTCCCGTGCTTTGAGTAATTTTTGAGTCTCTAGATCATCTGATACTTCAGCTTGTCTCATTAAATTAGCGTTACTTACTGTTCTAAGTAACCCTGCACCTAGGCCACTTGACTTTAAGAAAGATGCAAAACCTGCTCTCATTTGGGTCATTGCTATTGTAAATTGATTTGCTAGTTCTGTAGTTCCTTTACCAAATCTTTGTAGAGCGTCTACACCTTCTTTACCTACGAGATTAATCATCTTTTGTCTGGCTGCTTCAAATGCTGCTTCTTCGTCACCTAGTTTTTGCAGAGTTTTGAGGTTCTTTTCAAATTCCGTTCCAGTAATTCCTAATGCTGCTGATACTGCCTCTACATCTTTTGTTGCATCATTTAAAGCTGCTCCAAGTTTTCCTGTTTCTACTGTAAACGATTGGATGGTTTGAGCTATTGTGGTAGCTGCTATACCTCCTGCAAATCCACCCATTTGTCCAAAGGATCCACCAATACCGCCACCCAATGCACCAGCAGCACCAACAAAAGGACCTTGACCAAATAATAGAGGGAAGCCACCACTTATTAACGCACTCTGGAAGTCAAATCCTCTGCCTCTGGCTGGACCAGGTAACAGTTGTCCGTCTGGTCCAAAATTTAAAGGACTGCTGGCTCCCATTGGAAACTTAAACGATGCTCCTCTTTTACGGGTTTTATTTTGTTCTTGTATAAGTTTTAGTCTATTTTGCTCTTTAGTTATGCCGTTAGTAAGTTCATTATTTATACGCTGTATGGAACCAAATTGCTTCCTGTTTTGAGCGTCTACCAATTCACCCATCTTTGCTCTTAACTTCGTGGTTTTCACTCCCTTTAGTTCAAGCATATTTAGATCAAACTGGAACTTTAATCTTCTTCGCTGCTGTGCAAACCTAGAGTCTATGCTCATAGCTGATGCACCTGTACCAAATTGTTCTAACTGTTTAGCTGTAGCAATTTGCGGTCCAAAAGGAACACTTGTCTGTTGTCTGCCCTGAGTACCTAAATCTAGTATTTTTATACCTCTTGTACTAGGCTTAAGCATTTCTGTGCTCGGTAAACCTAATAGATTGTTTGGACCGACTCCTCTACGCTGACTATCCATAAACGCAGCAGTTCTACCTGATGTTCTATTTAGTGCTGCTTCTGTTCTTTTTAAACCAATTATTTGTTGAAGAGTTTTTACTCTATTATTATCAACACCAGCATTTTTAATATTTTCTTTTAACTTTTTTTGTTCTAGATCAAGCTCTTTAGCAATAGTTTTGTTTATACTTTCTGCTGCTATAAACCTTTGCTGCTGATTTAAAAAAGCACCTTGCCTTAAACTTTTTCGTAATTTATCGAGTTTTAATCCTCTAGATTCCAGATCGTTTAGTTGAGTTTTTAACCTTTTAGTTATAAAAGCATTTCTAGTTCTTCTATCATCGTTTTGTAATCTTTGCTTTTCTATTATCTGTGCTCTACTATCTATTTTTACAGGGGTCTTTAAGTTTCTTCTAAGTTTATTTACACGTTTTTCTAATTTCTCTAGTTCAGTTCTAGCTGCTTTAGTATCTAATTTTATATTTACGCTGTAATTTGACGCTGCCACTTACACAAAAAATTACTAGATAACACAAGTTTAGCGTACTTTGCGTGTCTGGGCTTGTCTTTTTGCTTTTTCGTAGGCTTCTTCTTCTCGTTCAGATTTTATTTCAAAATATGCGTTCCATGCGTATAGCTCTTGCGTCGACATTTTTTCTCTTATCTCTCTATGGGTGTAGCCTAGTTTTTCCGCAATAAAAAATTGCAAGTAGACGAAATTGTTTTTACTTAGTTTCGCTTTTTACGGCATCGGGGCTTTCCTCCTCGCCCATGCTCTGCATTTTAGTCATAATATCAAGCAATACTGCTAGAGGTATTTCTCTTCTTAGAGATGGTAAATCTGCTGGTACAAATAGTTTTGCACCTGACTCATCTTCGGCTTTCGTAACAATTACCTGAAGAGCAAAGTCCAAACTTCCTTCTTCCTGACCTTTGTTCATAGCCAGTAATGTATTGTTTATTGTGTCTCTATCAGCTATTGTAAGAGGCGACCAGAATATTTTTAGGATTAGTTCTTCCCCTTTTAAAATAGAGTAGCTACTACGTTCTTCAACACTAAAGGCTTGCTTTAGCTTGTCGATTGCTCTTACTGTTGCCATAAAAAATTGTATCTATTCTTGTAGTATAGCTTATTACTAATAATCAACACTAAAACTTATATTTTTAGCTTTGAATGTTTCAGCTAATGCTAACGCTATAGCATCGTTGTACCGCTCAGTTTGCATATAAACTTTGTACCAATCGGGATTTTTACTAGGAGGTGTTATTTCATCAACTATCTGTGAGTGCTCGTAATATGTTATTCCTCCTGCTTCTCCCACAGGTGCAGTAGCTCCTGGATTATTTATAGCGAATCCAGCATATTCGGCTTCGTTACCAACATATAGATCTTTCTCTAAAGGTACTTTTTTGGGCCGTTTTCTCTTTGGTAGTGAACGAGTTACTCTTATTTGATCGTAAACACTGCCTGTATAATCAGGATCTTCCATGACTTCAAGTAATGAAGCATCATATCCCTCTATATCTCCTTCGCCAATTTGTGCTCTTTTTCTTGATTCTTTAACTGGTTGCACTGGAGTTTCACTTATCTTCCAACTTGTAGCAAAATGACCTGTCCACCATGGACCAGCAGCCTGTAAATCCTGTACCATTGCCGAGGCAACTTTACCTCTAAGTCTTATCATGTCTTGCTCTAAATCGTTAGCAAGCTGTGAAATGTCTTTGTTAGGCATTGGCAGTAAAAGTGCAACTAACTACAGATAGAAAATGACTTTCTCTTTCTGTACTGACAGAAGTTGGTCCAGCTATCTGACCAACACGGGGAGAAGCAGAAAATGTGTCCGAGTAACCTGATGCGTTTACAGAGATCAATCCATCTATAACAGCTTCGGCTATTGCTGCTCCATCTGCTGTTCCTTTATTTTTGGGAGTCATAACTCCACAGGTTATTGATCCTCCATAATAATCCAGTGCTCCTCCCTGTGGTTGGATTGTTGATTGTGTGAAATCAAGACTTACCATTACATACTTTTTATTTTTACCTGGAGTTGTAAAAGGCATATTGTCGAACACAACTGTCACTGTATTGTCAGCAGCAGTTACGGCAGTTTTAATTGCGGTTTCAAATGCTGCTCGTGCGTTTACTAAAGTCATTAGAAAATAACGTCAACTCTGAATAAATATTCCTGACCACCACGCAAAGTTCTCACATCTGTAATCTTTGCAACTCTGGTAGATCCAGAAAATGTAAGAGTGATCTCATCTGATAATAAAGGCTGACTGTCTCCTATGAGATCGGGTGTTATAAAAATTCTAGCTGTGTTTTCCTGGAATCCTGTTTCTTCACTGGATCGTATAAATTCTATAGGAACTTTTATTGTATAGCTTGTATCGCTACTGGTTACTGCACCTGTTGAAGTGTTATACGAAGCAGATAGTTTTCTGGTGTAGATAATTGTTGTGTCTAATGAGTCTCCTAGTTGAGACACTACCTGTTTGGCTACGTTTTTTAGTAGTGAGTCTAGTTGTCCTGCCATTATCCTCTAACTGCCCGTAGTTGGAAACTGCCAGCACCGCCTAGCATATATGCTCCAAGATAACTTTGCAGCCACGGGTAAACATCTAAAATGTTATTTATAGATCCAGTTCCCTGACTCGCAGTGTTGTACTTAACTTGAATATCTCCTAGTTTTACTTCGGAGAAATTACCATCTTTACCAGTAGTACCAGTAATAGCATCTGTATCATTTGCTAAAGCATTAGCTAATTCAAATTGTGCATATTTAATACCTTGAGGAATTAAATCGCAAGAAAGTTCTACCCCATCTACCTGATAATTATTTCTTGGAAATTTTAACGCCTGTCCATCATCACATCTATCTCCGTAATAAACAAAACTATCAATCCATCTTGTAGCTGATATTAATGCACGATTCTTTTTATCATCCTGTTTATTATCCCATTGCGTAGAACTTGGGACAGTTTCAAAGTATGCGTCTGCTTCAGCTAATGTGACATAGCTATTAGCATTTGCTCCTTTTATTGTTGCGTCTATAGTAGCTGCCACGATTATTAAAGTAATTTAGTTTTATTGTAGCGTAAAGAAAAAACCCCACCAATATTTGATGAGGTTTTTGATGACCACTTTCTAATACTATTAAGAAATATTAGTTGTATCAAGGGGTGAGTTAACAATTATCTCAACGATGGGGATTAAATCAGCATCGTATGTGATACCCCAGTTATTTGAGTTGCCTAACTGAGCATTTGTTGGGTTGTCAGTAGCAGATGTCCACTTAGTTCCCATAACGTGATAAGCACTGTGATAATCAACAGACATAACATCCTGCTTGGAGAGAATGTTTCTATCTGATTCAATACCCAATGGTGATTGCTCTCCTTCAAGGATTGTGCCTGACTTAATTAAGAAGCAACGGAACTCAGTCTGATGACCAGAAGAACCAGGAGCAACTGTATTAACCTGAGAGTCAATAACTACATTCATGCCAGCAAATTGTCCGATGCTTGTTTCACTAACACCGACACCACCGCCACCCCAAGTTACTGCACCACCAGTTGATAGAGCAGATGTTGAGAATGTAAGCATACCAACTTGATATAAGTAGTAAGCAACAGATGGGTGAACAACTAAAGTGTCTAACTCATCTCCTCTTGATCCAAGAAGTGATCTTCCTCTTGCAACAGTGGAAGCTGTTAGGAAGTTTGCTTCAACAGCACTTGTACCAGCTTTAGCTACGTCAAGTGAGTTTGCACCTAATGGACCAGTACCAGAAGCAAATAAACCATCTAGCAAGCTGAATAATCTTGCAGAGTTTAGTTTGTTGATAGCATCTGCAATTTGGTTTCTGATGTGACCCATTGGATCTTCACCAGCAGCCAATACAGCTACATCATCAACAGCATACGCAAAACCCCTATGACAGATGGTTGCGATCTGTGTATCTGTACCAATCTTCTGTGGTGTCAAGTGACCTTGATTACTTGTACCCCATGTTGCTGTACCATCTAAGATTTCCTCAGTTGGTGTGATTGGGTTAAATTCTGGAACTTGTATTCTTGTTCCACCTTCTGTTGCGTCAAGAAGTGAGTTTCTTACAACAGCCCCAGATTTAATAAACGCACTACGCTCCTTGATTGCTTCGGAAACGTATGTGCTGAGATTATTTCTCTTAACGATATCCGCTAATAGGACACCGCCAGAGTAATTCTGAAACGGAGCAGCCATTCAGATTACCTATAAAAAGTTTTTTGCGATACCCTAATCACAGATAAGGGAATTAGTTTCACAGAAACTAACTATTTTTGAGCCTCTTGCTTGAGCACTGCTGCAAGCTGCGGATCTTGTTCTAATAGTAGCATTTGTTGTGTGAGATTGCCCGTTTTCCAAGGGTTTACAGGTCCTCCACCAGCATTTGCCACGGGGCTAGGTCTAGCACCCATTCCTGCTGCTGAACTTGGTTTAAAATGATGTTCCCAACCACTTCCAGGGTTTTTGAGACTACTGATATAAGTATTTAAATCTTGCTCAACTCCACCATTAAGAATAACTACTTTACCTTCAGCGTTCTTTTGTAACTTATTTTGTAACAATGATAAAGTTTGTTCTGCATTTATAGCTCCAAGATTACTGATAGCTGCTAGGGCTGCTGTTTTTGTGGAGGCTACTTCGTGAGAGTTTTTCATCTCCTCTAGTTGTTGAGACAAGCTAGAGATTTGCTGATCTTTTTCCTGTGCTGTTTTATTAGCTTCCTCCCAAAGAGTTTTCCATTGACCCTGTTCTTCTAAATCTTTGGTACGTTTTTCTTCTTTCTGCTTATAGACATCATCCAGTTTTCCCTTGATGCCTTTAAACTTTTCCTGTAATTCAGCAGCTTCTTTACGGGCAGCAGCTAATTTTGCTTCGTATTCTGCTTTTACAGAACTGAGATCAGGTGCTTGTGGTTGTGAAGGAGTGTCAGCCACGGGCTGTTCAGCAGGAGTCACGGAGTCAGGCTGAATGACTTTTTCTTCGATTGCCATTAATTATTCGGAAAGTGGATTGGTAGTTTTCTTTTTTGAGGTCTTTTTCTTGTTTTCTTTTGGTTCAGGAGCAGGACAAACTTCAGCAACCTTTTGTGCTTCAGTTTTAGGCTCCACTACTTCCCATTTATAAGTTCCGTCAGATTGCAGAACTTTATCAATAGATCCAGCCATGAAAATGTGTGTACTTATCTACTATTGTATCAGACTATTCAGATTTGGCCTCATTTGCTGAAGGCAGTACTTCTCCCTGTACTAAAATATCTCGAAACTCCTCTCTATCAATGACCTGTTGATCGAATAATGATGTTAAAGCTGTAATATCCTGACCAATTAACCTTTCAATATCAAAGTCTCTACTAATTTTTACTTCTGGTGGTTCGATTCCAACATATTCGGCTGAGAGATTGAAGGCTTTTTGTAGTTTTTGTTCTAATTCCATTGATACCATTGCGAGCATAGAATTGGTATCTACACGATCTAACCTACGAGCATCTGCTGATTCTGCAACAAATTTCTGTTGTGATAATGTACTGATACCTAAAGTAGCCATTTGCATTTGTAGCTCTTTTATTTCAGCAGATTGAGCTTCAAAAGCACTGGAAGCTGGTTCTACATAGTATATTTTGTTACCAGGTTGAGTTGCCATTGCGTAGTTTACACTGATAGCAAGGTCTTTGGTCTGGTCGTCATATCCTTCCATTACAAGCATTGGTTGAGATGCAACGTGCAAACTATGAATCAAATCAGCTTGTCTTTGAAAATGTGCAAGATTTAAGTAAGCAATATCAAGCAAAGGTGGTTTGCTTACTAAATTATCGGTTTTACCAGAATAAATAGTAACTAAAGGTATTTCACCAAGAGAAAATTCACCAGACTCAACTTGTTTATAGTCTTTATCAGATGATCCAGCTTCAAAACTGCCGACAGAACTTCCATCTGATACGTCATACATCTCTTCTATCTGTTCTTTTTTACGAAATACTCTATAACTTCCTGGTTCGATTACTCTTACTTGGTCAAATACTTTTTCTCCAAACTGTCCATCTGGGAGCACAGCTTTCTCACCGAGTCTCACCTGTATCAAGTTCCCGTAATTTGATTCTCTATCTAGTCTCCAGCCATAAAGATTATTTGGGTCAATTTCGATCCAGTAAGGTCTGCGATTCTGTTGACGTTCTTCGGCTAGGCTTACTGCTCCTGATGGTGCAGGGTAATCTACAAGAATGTGGCTTTGGCCATATGTGAGAGAACACATTAATAATCTTCTAGCGTATTCATCTAAATCGGACTTTCTACCATCAACATCCATCTTGAACATTTCGGTCCAGTAAGGATCTCCTGTAAGTGCTATTGGTTTTCTTAATACAAGACCTGTGGCTGCTCTGATTAGTCTTTGGGTAAATGGAGAAAATACTGCACGATTTACTCTGGCTAGGTAAGCATCGTAATCTTCTCTTGGCTCTAGTGGTAGGAATGTTTCGCTGTTTGTTCGGAGGTAATCTGTTCCTTCGGTTACGGCTTTCATTATTTCCCATCCTTTCATCATGTCTAGGACAGCCCTCGTGCGAGTAAAAGGACTGTCTATCCCACCTACAGAAGTAGATGAGATAATGTTTGTTCTAATTGGTCCAGGTACAGCGTAAGTCATTGTTTACCATTTAGTGCGGTGTGACCAGTATCTAGCTGTAAAAAATCCTGGGTTGGGATCTTGTGCATTGTGTCTGGCATAATACGATTTTCTTCTGGCTTTATCCTTTTCGGACTTAGGGTTTTTACCAGCACCAGTAACTCCCTGTTGACCAAATCGTATTAGTTTTATTTTATCGCCTTTTTTAGCCAGTACCACATGAGATTTAGTAGGGTGACTAGGTGTTTTCTTTGGTTTATTGAATCCTTCTAATCTATTTTTTGTAAGTCTAGGATCTTTTTTACTCATTTTCCCACCTTTGCCTGGGCCTTTTTATGGGCTTGTGTAAAAGTATCTCCTGCTCTCATTCGCCTTTTCATAAACTCCATGTGCTTGGCACTATGATGCTCAGAGTGTTTTTCAAGGAGATTCTTCTGACGAGTGGTAAGTTTCACTTCTTCTTCCTCTTTTTCTTGGATCGTAGCTTCTTTAAGTCGGCAGCAGTAATCTTATCCCGTGGGGGAGCAACAGCAGCGAGTCTACGTTGCTTTGCTGAATAAGATCCTTTAGGCATTAGACAGCGTTGGTTATAGCACCGTTAGTTATAAAACTAACGCTAACTGTTTCTAAATCGCCTGTTGTTGCAGATAAACTTGTTCCTGTAACAATTCCACTAAAACTTACTTTTTTAGCACCAGTTGTGTCTAAAAATAATTCAAATTGTGCATCACCAGCATCTTCTGTTGTTAAAACATCAGCTAATAAGTTTGCAGTTTCATTACCACTGGCTGCTGTATATAAAAAATCAATAGTACCAGAACCAGAAATTAGTCCACCTACAAAGTTTCTTGTGGTGTTGCCGTGTGCAGTTACGTCTAGTGTTTCTTTTGTAGTATCTAAAGTCCAACCTGTAGTTGAAACTACTGCCTCAGTAGTACCAGAAGAATTCTTAAATTTAACAGAACCTTCCTCTCCACGAAAAAATGCCATTGTCCTAAGAAAAAAGAGTATTTATAAATAGTTTAACTTGTTGTTGACTTTTTTACAGTACCTTTTGACATTTTTGCTTGATATTGTTCACATCTGGGATCCCAAAGTGCAGGATTACGCTTGCCTTTTACTTTTTCAATGATGTCTAGCATCTCATCAGTGATTTCTGTCATTTTTTCTTGGATTTCTTTCTAAGTATATCAGCATCAGCCTTTCTTGCACCTCCTTTCCCACTGATAAAGCTGTTTACTCTGCCCATTGCCCATGCTGCCATTGGTACATTGCGAGATCCAGAGGATAAGTATGCTCCCTGCCCTCTGCGATACACCTGGGCAAGCTGTCCGTAGGTAAAACGGCTTTTATCTGCCTTTTTTCTTAGTGTTTCTTTTGTTTTTTCGCTTAGTGGTTTTCTTTTTGGTTTCATCTTGGGCAGATCGTGACTTGTTGATGGCTTTTATATCAATATATTCGCCTCTTTTGTATTTTTCGGCTGTTTCTTTGATCTCTTTTGCCTTTGCAGCCTTATTTTTCGCACCAGCAAGGTATTTACTAGGCACGTTTGTCTTTTTGTCTCGTCTTACTCGCCTAAATTTTCTCACTTCTTCTTGGTTTTTGTCTTTTTCTTCTTCTTTTTCTTCTTCATGGAGGAATGGTACATAGTGGAAAAAAGAAACTCTTAGTATATTCTAAACGAAGTTTGCCCTAATGTCTCTGGCTTGGCAAGGTTGAATTGTTGGAGGCAGAGGTAGCCGAAAGCGTCAAATGCGTGGTCAACTCCAAGGTTTTTGTTTGGCATACCTGTGTTTGGAGCGTAAGTCAGGGTGCGAAGTGATTTTATAAGTTCTTTGCAGCGTGGGTGGATCAGGGTTCTGCGTTCTCCCATTGCGTCATATAGTGCGGTGTTTATTGCGGTTACTTTGTCACGGACTTTCCAGGGAGCTCTGGGAGATGACACAGTAAATCCGCTTCTGCGTAGGATAGTGTGGTCTGTTGAGCCTACTCCTGATGTTTTTCTGGCAGATCCCGTTGGGTCAGGACAAGCGATAATTCTTCTATCGACTCCGTAACGATTTGTAACTTCCTCGGCAAAGTCCCAGGTTGTTGCACCGCCCGTCAAAATTATCTCGTCAAAGACGTAAAGTATGTCTCGGTAGCGGACTGCACATATACCGCAAAGTGGATCTACGTTAAAATCGACCCCTAATAAAAGTGGGGCGATGGATATGTCCTCCGCTTCGGTAGAAATGTTGGAATCTGAAAAGGAGACTGCAACGAGACCAGTGAGATTCTCGAAACTTGCCTCAAACTCTTGCTTAAATGTTCTGGTATCTAGTTGGGCCTTGGCTGCTTCGACTTCTTCTTCTGGAACGTTACCCCCGTCTATTGTTGTGAAACTCCAGCGTTTCCAATCGCCTGTTTCATCATCTGGAACGTAACACCACAAATCGTAGAACCATGAGGCTGTGCCATCTGGTGTGGATATGAAGAGTGCCCAACCCTGTTTATCTGCGAGGGCTGGTCTAATTACTTGGAACCAGACTTCGGAATCCATGAAGGCTGCTTCGTCAAGTACTACTCCAGCTAGGCTTCGGCCACGCAGGGTTGTTGCGTTTTCGGTTCCTTTGAGTTCGATTAGCGATCCATTTATTAGTTCGATTTTGAGGTCGGTTTCGTTTTTGGAGGCTATCCATTCTCGTGGGATTAGTTTCTTTATTTCTTTCCATGCGATGTCTTTTGCCATGCGGTAGGTGGGGGCACAGTAGAAATATGTTTCGCCAGGGCGGTCTATTGCTGCTTTGAGTAGTTCTATGCAGGATAAATAGGATTTTCCGAATCTTCTACCAGCGACCAGTACCCTAAATCTTTGCTTTGCGTTAAACACCTCCCCCTGTGCCCATCGGAGGGAGAGATTTTCGGCTATTTTTGTACTCATGTAGTAAAGAATAGCTTAAATATTGACGGATTTCCGTGATTTTCTCGACTAAATCATGTTTTTAGGGTTATTATTCAAGTATTAACAACAATTTTAGTCCGTGGCTGATTCTGTTCTTCGTAATTCAAATGGTCAATTTACATCTGAGCGAGCACGCAAAGATGGGAGAGTATGTGGAAAAAGACAACCTGATGCAGTTATAGAAGCTAGAAGGCAAAAATTGTACTCAAGGCAGTTAACAGGTAAAACTACAAGACAACTTGTACTGGAGCACGCATCCAGGGAACAAATTGGCGTTGAAACTGCATGGAGTGATTGGAGAAAGGTCAAGGAATGGAACGATGAAGATTGGGAAAAGGATAGAGAAAAAATGATCTCACGACTCCAGGGGATGAGAATGAGGCTTTTTGAACAGGCAGTGAGGAAGGGCCAGTTGCAAACGGCTGCTCAGATACTAGATTCTCTTGGTAAAGTAGTAGGGGAAAGTGTAGAGAACATCAATTTAAACACTCCACAGCTATCAATTTCAGTAGAACCTAAGAAAAATAGTTGACACTAGAGTAATATTGTAGTATTATTGTATTGTAGTACATTTATCGCTTATGCTTTGATTTGTCAGAAGGTTCAGGGGTAGTATAAAAATTTAAAAAAATTTTGCAATGTGTCCCCGTCTGCTTGTGTGGGGTAGAAAAATAAAAATTAGCAATAAAAAACCTCCCGAATTTGTGGGAGGTAGTAGAAAAGTCTGGAGCTCCTTAACCTAAGTGCAGCTTTTCACATTCTGTCGCTGTGTAGGTTTTAGCTGCTAGACAATTTTTAAATCCTTTGTCTGTGAGATAGCACGCCAGAATAAAAGAAACAGTAGCCAGAATAAAAACCATAGTATTAAGTCTGGAGCGGTTTAAGTTGTTGGTAGCTAACCTGTAAACTTTTATTCGGTTTGGGTTGGATTGGATCATTTGCGGAAGTGATACGGGAAAGAGAATAAAAAGAATTAATTGATTTCTAATTTACTAGGTTTGTAAAAACTCTCATATTCTTCTTTTTTTAGTTTGATAGAAATTTGATTCTTTAAATTTTTATACTGAAAAAAACTTCTCATAGTTGTAGAAAATGAGATCACGTCTCTGTATTTCATACAGCAATTAATTTCTGATGTTCTGGAATCATCAGTAAATATTGTGTATCCAGTATCAGATCTTTGAATTACTAAATTTGTTCCGATAGTTTCATTTAATCTAGCGATTTCATATTCTAGATAATTTTTTGAAGCAATAGGCATGGTTTTAAATTTGGGTGATTTACTCCCTAATTTTAACATATTTTTCTACTAGATAGCAACACTAAAATATCACAATAATCAGCACTAAAAAACCAAAAAATTCTATCAATTCTCTGTAATCTCACAGAATAAGACTTTAAACCCTTTGATATAACTAGAGAATCTCAAACGTAAGAATCCTATAATTTTAAAAGTTAACCTATGCAATAGCACATTAACAGATCTAAAATCATTCAATTCTTAAACATTAAAAAAGCTAGACTCGAATAAGAATCTAGCTATATTTTTTTAGTTCCTGATCTAATTTAATTTATTCTTCCTGATCCAATAAATATTTACAGTAATCCTTGTCAATTCCATTTCCTGATTTTATTGTTTCTTTCATATGTTTTGTAAATCTTTCTGTTTTTTCAATTTCCTTTTCTAAATTTTTGATATACATTTTATAATCTTCTATCTGTTTTTTCATTTTAAAAATATTTATATCCTGAGATTCTAAGAATTTAAAATCCCCAGTATCATATCTTTCTAAATCTGAATGGGTACAAATAAGGTTATCATCTTCTTGAATGATTTTTCCCTGATTCCTTAGATCATAATATTCTGAGAGAACATCATCAACAATTTTGAATGTTTTTTCTGCTTGTCTTTTGTAAGTTTGGTAAGTTGCCATAATAATTAATTGAATGAATTTTAATAAGTGAATGTTTTAAGAATGTTTTTCAATCCATTCTCTAGTAGGTTGAAATCTATCGTTAGCTGATAATTCATGCCCAAGTGCGAATAATCTATTAATTGATTTTTGATCTTTATTAGATCTAGCATGATTCAAACATTCATTTATAGCTTTAGAAACTGATCTTTTATAATTTCTCATCTGTTCCTGATACTCTAATTGTTTCTTATAATCATCTAGTGATAGTTGATGATTTCCCTTAACATCTAAATGTTTTGGTTTCTCTGGTAGAAAATAATCAAATATCCAATATTCATAATCTAATACAACAGACTTAAAAACATCAGAACATTCTTTTAATGTATGTTCGTGAATACTTGGACAATCCATAACTTCACAGTTGTAAGGCCATTCTAAATAAATCCAATAATCTAAAGTATCGTTGTATTCTTGATGGATACTTGAAACCCTTGGATCATTTTGAAAATCTTTTAATGTTCTTGGATTTTTCATAGTAATAAAGATGGTTAACTACTCTTCTATTGTAGTATCTAACAAATAAAAAAGTCAAATAATATATTGATATAATTACATTTTTTAAAGGTATAAACATACCTAAAGGATCATTAAATTATTACAATCTCACTTAGACTCATTGAGACTTAATAAAAAATCCTGACGTTTTTAGCATCAGGATTAATAAATTTTAATTTCTGTTAGACAGTTTCTAATTTTTCAATACTGGTAAATGAGCATGCCATATTAGACATTGCTAATGAGAGAAAATTTGAATCAGGACGATAATAAAAATAATACTTACATGAATGTCTACAAACCGATCCATCTTTATTAAGTTGATGTAATGTTAATTTCTCAACATTGTACTTTTTTGAATGGGATCTTCTACCAACTGAAAGTAATTTTTCACGTTTACCGATTAGGGCATCTGTGAGAGATACCCTTATTAAATCGTTATTTTTAAGTGTTTTGAATGTTTCTATCATTTTGAATAATCTCCTTAAACTGTAGTTAGTCTTAAACATTCTTTTCTGGCTTTTTGTATTCTCTCAGCACATCTACCCCTTATAAGACTTTCAAAACGTATTCTTGCTGATTCGGTAGAATCTATCCTACTTGACTCTGAATGAGTCTCATATTCGGTTATAGCGTTAAATGCATTAAACAGATTAGGTTGATTCCCATTAGCTTCGATTTTAAAGTTTCTTTTTACATCGACCCATTCTTTATTAATATCTTTAAATTCTTTATTTCTTTTTTCTTTAGTATCTTTATCTGTTATCTGACCGATTAACTTATCTTGGAAGCTATGCAAGAATAAATCCTTTAATAATTCATCACTGCATTTAGTATTCTTCATTGCTTTAAATTCTTCAATAGAATTTGCTAGATCAGCACGTTGAAATTTCAACCACGCTGGTAGATTCTGAAGATACTGGTTAACACCTTTTGAATGTTTGAACACCATCTTATTTTTAGAATTTTGTATAGATCCCATCTGATTGAAGCACCATAGTCTTACATCTGATTGAATAACTTTAAAGCTATACGATCCATCCATTGAGTTAACAAAAATCATTCTTCGGCGGATAGCATCTCCAGTAGAAACTTCCATATCAGAATTTTTTATTGCACATATAATGAATACTCTTGCAGTGTTATTCATTGGGATAATATGCTCTACTTCTAAAAAATTTAAGTTTGGTTGGATAGCATCCAAAATAACATCATGCTTTACTAACTCATAAGTGTTAGATACTGTAGATAAGACTTTCCCTAACCTATTAGAAAAAACTGCTTTAGTATTAGGACACTCATAAGAAACATCATCTACTTTTGTAAATGTTGGTTTAAGTTCGGGATCATTCAAAACATTAGTTTTAAATAAAATAGTCTCTAAATCATCATTCTTATTAAATGCTGTAGAGATTTGATCTTCATTCCCTTTACGTTGATAACCTAGATTCGTTCTAGTGAAGTTTTCGTTTCGATAGTGACTATCCACTCTTAAATCTGTTTCTGTAAATGAAACAAGAGAATCAATTTTGTTTGAGTTGTAATTTTTCATGGGTGTTGTAAAAATTAGATTACATTTAAAATACTACATTAATCTGTATTAGATAGCAACCTATTTTTTCATTTCTATATTAATTAATATTTTATCAATTAATCTATCTGCTCTATAACATAGATTCTCAGAAAATTGATTATTATAATTATTTGATATTTTTTGAAGAATAATTAAAATAAAAAATAAATCCTGTATAGGTATAGAAACATGACTATGCCTAAAAAATTTATGAATGTGGGAGGACATAATGAATGAAAAATAATGAATGAACGATCCAACATTACCTAGTCAGCTATGAATGTCAAATTCTGAGAATTATCACTGAGAATAATGAATGAGAATTTTAATAAGTTGCATTATGAATGGAACTAAAGTAATATTGTAAGGCACATTAACCACCCTAATTATGGCTGTCGATCCATTAGATCAAAGTAGTGATAGACATTTAACTGTCACTATGAATGAAATTAAAATCTTAGTCGGTATGATGACTAAGTTGAAAGAACTGTTCCCGATTGAAGGGCATTACTATGTTCATAAAGCTTGCAACATCTTTATTAACATATGCAGAAAACAGTTGTCTGAAGAAGATTTAGAAGAATTAAGGGAGAGATATGGAATATAAACAGATGCACCCAGAATTTCCGTTAGATAGTGCGTGGAACGATCCAGATAAAAGACATGATTTTATTGGACAAGTTTCTGATCTAGCTTTTGGTGATGATACTATCCAACGTGGTTTCACTATGGAAGAAGTTATTGCCAGATTAAAACTTTACTGCCAATTATCTATTGATGAGTATGACTAAAGAAGAAGCTGAAAACTTTATCTATAAATGTCTGGTAGATAACGAAGAAAAAACCGATCCAAAGGATAAATTAACTCGTTTGGATATTTGTGATATATTGCACACTGATTTTCAAATTCCTAAGTCTACGGCATATAGATACTATAAGGACTCCTTTAATCTTTATAAATGGGAGCAGGCTAAACCCGATCCAGATAAAAAGATTAAAGATAATAAAGATGCCATACTAGATAGTGTGTTAGACGAAGCTGAAAGTTTATTAGCTGAAGGCAGGTCTACAGAATATTTTAAAGGTATCGAACTATATTCAAGATTACTAAAGAGGTTTAACAAAGTATGATTTTACACGGTACACCGTGCGATTCATTTATGCACGAACATCAATCTGCGTTGGATAGCCAGCGTGAAGATGATGCGATCCAATATCTACAGGATACTGGGGTTTACCCCGATACTGATGATAGGGAGGAAGAAAATTATGAGTAACCAGCAAAACACTGAACTTCTTGAAAATTTATTTGAAGAAGAGAAAGCATCCCTAATTAAAAAAGGGATGCACTTAATTTTTTCTACTGAAGAAATTGAAAATTGTGCTGCTAAGATAGCACGTTCCAAGTTTGAGGATTTATTGCAATGATTAAAAAAGTTTTAGTAACTCTGTTAGTTACAGTGGACACTGAAGACGAAGAAATTTGTCCTACTGGCGATCCACTATCTGAGAATGTTGTTATCAACGCACTAGATGACGGGTTCTTTACTGATCCTGTAGAAGAAATTATTACCTCGCATTTATCAGATTACGTTGACCATACAAAACGCGTTCAAATGAGAATAGACGATTTATACAACGGCTAATTCTTTAAGGTTTTTGTGGTAGCGATCCACTCTATCTAAAAATATACTCTCTGATCCTCGCAATTCTAAATTGTTGAGGATTTTTATTTGAGGTTTTCCGCTTCTGCGAGCTACCACAACTGCACCGTATTTTGGTTTTATGCCTGTGAGATGCTGTAGACCTAGACTATACGCTCCAAGTTGATGACAGAATTGTTCGATCATATCATCAGACCTTACTTCTTTAGCTGTTTTCCAGTCAACTATGAATGGCCCGTCTCCATCAATATCTAATAGAGCGTCTGCTGTACCAGCAAATCCGTAGCCTGGTTTGTACACGGAGAACTCAACTGCATGAATGGCCGTTACACGATCCAGTATGAATGATCGTAAACCTCTGGCGTAGCCTGACGCACTCCAGCTAACACGCGGTGCGGATTCAACTGCTTTTTGTAGACCCCATTGAGTGACTTTTTTCGGACAGCGTTCCAGTCCATCCGATCCAGTCCTCCATAGGCCTCTTTTGTTTGAGTTTTGCCTTGCAAATTTTGCTGCAAGTTTGAGAATAAATTCTGCGTGACTGTGTGCGAGCTTGCCTCTTTCGCAAGCAATATCACGCTCCACAATAGAATCGGACCTTTTAAGCCAATTTTCAAGGGCATCTTTTGTATGTTGGGGTGCGGTTTCTTTTAATATGTGTGTAACTGAGTGATATATGTTGTCTTCATCATCGCGGTAGACTCTGTACGGTCCACTATTATCTTGAATTAGGTTCCATGTTCTGAGTGATGCTAGGGCATTTTGTTTGTCTAGCGTTCCCATGAATGGATAATAAATACACGTTCCCATAATTAATATACAGCAAAATAAAAGAGAGTCAAGGTAGACTCCCTGTGTTTAAAAGATATGGGTGCATAACTGCTGTACCTTATTACACGCAGATTTGTTCCACCTTACGATGTCACCGCCTTCACAGAATAAATACAGATCGCACTGTTGATCAGGCAGACTCTCCGTAACTGCACCCATGAATGGGGATTATTCTTCTTCTTTAAAGGGATTACCACCTTTAAGAAGTCGTTCGAGATCGAACTCTTTTTCTGCTTCCCATGCTTCATCTACAGCTTTAGCCATAGCTTTTTTCAGTGGGGCAGCTTGCACAGTGTACTTTGTATCTGTACCTTGTCCTTCACGAGATAAGTAGAAGTCACATTCAGTCATATCTTCGTAATCTTCTAACTGACTGATTACGTCAAACTGTTGAGTGATTGTTTTTTGGGTCCAAGAAAATACCTGTACACGTTCCAAGTCGTAGTTATATACGGGAACTGCGTGAGCTATCTTGCAAGGCTCGTTAATCTTGCCATCTCTGGAAAGTGATCTAACGTAGTCATCACCAAGTTTTTCTGTTATATCCTCTGCGGTAGGATCTTCAGCAAAACGGAATGGCTTACGTCTTTCTGGATCGTTAACTTCGTTACCCCATAGTTCGTAGAACATGAAAGGCTCTTCAGCTAACAATTTGAAACGAACTTTTTGTCCGCTTTTGATACTTGATGGATTCAAGTAATCGTCTTTTGTGCTACTTGAAGATGCAGCATCTTCTCTAGCAAGTGTTGAAATGAAAGGCATAATGCGTGTTGGCTATGAAAGCCTGAGTTGCATTACTATTGTAGTACATAGACAAATCATTGTCAATGATATATAATAAGAAAACCCTAAAGGGTGGAGTTCCTTCAGGGTTTCAACATATAGTCTACAGTAGGTATTGTAACACATGAGTAACATAAATTTCATCCCCGAAATTCCATTGACATGGTTGACTTGTCCAATATATGCCGAGGGTGTATTACTGCCAAAAAGAAACGAATCGAGTCCAGATAGATACTCTGATGGGAAAGTTCCCTTTGGTAGAGCGTGGAAAGAAGAACTTACAGTAAATGACTCTGCTCTGATGATTGAGAGAGAGCCTGAAAAGTTCAAAGCTATCGGTGTATTCACAGGTCAGAAATCAGACGGTCTTGTGATATTTGACGTAGATAGGAACTTGGGTGTTATTGAAAAGAAATGGGGTAAAGATCTCAAGAAAGCACCAAAAGTTACATCACTTAGAAAAAATGCTGCTAAGTTCCTTTTCAAAGTTCCACAGGATCTTGTAACTGAAGTTGCTTCTATCTCACAGACTGCTGCTGGACAGGAAGGTTGGGAAGTTTTATGGGGAGGACAGGGTGTAATAGCTGGTGAATACCATAAAAAAGGAGTTGGTAAAGGCAAATATAAATTAGAAGGTGATCTGTTCGATGTGCCAGTTGCTCCAGAATGGCTGCTGTCTCGCATGAAAGATCAATACAAAAAGAATAATCAAGATGTCGATATTAAATACGTTGATAACAGGTGGAGTAAACGTACCAAAGAAGAAAGAATCGCTATCGTTAGTGGTTGCTTAAGTGTTATCGGACACAAAGGACCTAACCAAGAACATTACTGGTGGGAAATAGGTGCGATGATAAACAACGAGCTACCAGGGATTGAAGGTTTAGAACTCTGGAGAGAATGGTCTAAGAAAGATCCTGACTATGAACATTGTTGGGAAGATGGTGAAGATCCTTGTGCTGCTAGATGGTATGCAACTTGGAGAAATGATGGGGCTAGGTACAATATGGCTCATCTTATAGATTTAGCAGATAGGGTCGATCCAGATAGAAAAAGATTTAGACAGGTTGGTTTAGACAAACTTATAGATGAAGTGATGGCTATACCGCTTAGATATAAAGAAGAAGTGTTAGATGGTGAGGATCTTATTCAGAAATACATGGATATTGACAATGATCCTAAGAATGAGAACCCTGCACTACATAACCAAGCGGTCCATAAATTAGCTATTGAAGCTAAACGTGGTAATGCTGCTGAGATTGAAAGATTGGTTGATACTCACGAAATGTTCAATAGAACTAAGGGTCAGAAACCTTTAGCTATTGATGAGCTAGACGATACACCTTTTGAATACCTGATTCCAGGATTGCTACCTAAACCTTGGACTCTGCTAGTTCATGCAGATGGCGGTACAGGAAAGACTGCTATGTGTCAGACAGTAGCTAAACATATTGGACATGGAAAAGCGTTTAATGTTTATGGTGCTTTAGTTAACGTGCCAGTGGGTAAGGTGCTTTGGTTGAATGGAGATCAGAACGAGAGGATATTGCGTAGGCAGATGAAACTTATCGGATGCGATAAGAATGTTCGGGTAGTTACTGAGTGGGATATGCAGTGGTATAGCAGATTTAAAAAAATGCAGAATAAATATGCTTACGATCTAGTGGTTATTGATAGTTTGGATGGTTGTAATGACAGCAACCCATACGAAGAAAATAGAAGAGAGTATGCGTTACCTATCAAGAAACTTGTTAGACGAAATGGACAGGATTTTCCTGCTTGTTCGATAATTATTATTCATCACAACACCAAGGAAGGAAAGTTTAGAGGAACTACTGCGATTAAAAATGCGGTGGATGAAACTTGGAATATGAAGAAGTTGTCAATGAATGATGCTGCTGAGATGGGTCTTACAGCAAATAGCAGATTAGTTAGCGTTGAGAAGTCCAGAGAGGATCGTGAAGGGCTTCGGATGATATTTACCCTACTACCTGATTACACATACTCTATAAGCCCTGCACCAGATCGT